GTTCAGAGATGAAACAAAACAATCTATATTTAATTTAACAAAAATTTACGAACAAATAGATTATAATGAAGATTTAAAATATTCTGGAGTAGTAACTCAAGGTAATTTTCAATGGGAAGGTGGAATTAAAGATACTAGTGTACAATTTTTTCCCAGCAAACAAGGTAGGTTTTTAGTTTCATGGGTACCAGATGTACCCCAACAAAACAGATATATTATAAAACATGGTAAAAAATATCCCGCAAATGAGCATATAGGTGCTTTTGGATGTGACTCATATGATATATCTGGAACAGTAGACGGTAGAGGATCAAAAGGTTCTCTTCATGGTTTAACAAAATTTACAATGGATGGCCCTCCTAATTTATTCTTTTTAGAATATATTGCACGGCCACAAACAGCAGATATGTTTTTTGAAGATGTTTTAATGGCACTACACTTTTATGGCATGCCGTTATTAGCAGAGAATAACAAACCTAGATTATTATATTATTTAAAAAGAAGAGGTTATAGAGGTTATTCAATGAATCGTCCAGATAAAACAATGTATAAATTATCTGTAGCTGAAAAAGAAATAGGCGGTATACCTAATTCTAGTGAAGATGTAAAACAAGCTCATGCAGCTGCGATTGAATCATATATTGAAAGTTTTGTAGGTTACAATAATGAACAATATGGATCAATGTATTTTCAAAGAACATTAGAAGATTGGGCTGCTTTTGATATAAATAATAGAACTAAACATGATGCTTCAATAAGTTCAGGTTTAGCTATTATGGCTTGCAATAAAAATAAATATAGACCAGTAGCTGAAGTTATTAAAGAAAAAGTAAATTTAAATTTTTCTAAATACGATAATAAAGGTTATAAATCAAAAATAATAATAAATGATTAATACAAGTACTAATAGTTCATTTCCAAGTCAGGTGGTACCTGTTGCGGAAAAGCTTAGTTGGGAATATGGCTTAAAAGTAGGGCAAGCTATTGAATATGAGTGGTTTAGAGGTGGAAGAATAAACAGTGGCAAATGGCATACTGGTTATCAAAACTTTAACAGATTAAGATTATATGCCCGTGGCGAACAATCTGTACAAAAATATAAAGATGAGTTATCAATTAATGGTGACTTAAGCTATTTAAATTTAGACTGGAAGCCAGTGCCTATTATACCTAAATTTGTAGATATTGTAGTTAATGGTATATCAGCTAAAAATTATGATATAAAAGCTTTTGCTCAAGATCCGTTTTCAACAAAACAGAGAACTAACTATGCAAACTCTATTATGCGAGATATGATGAGTAAACCATTGTTAGATAGCATAAAACAAAATTTAGGAGTTGATATATATAGCTCACTTGATCCAGCTAACTTACCTCAAAACAAAGAGGAGTTAGAAGTTCATATGCAATTAAATTACAAACAATCAGTTGAAATAGCTGAAGAAGAAGTAATTAATAATGTATTAGATTTTAATAAATACGAATTAACTAAAAAAAGATTAGTTGAAGATATAGTTACTATAGGTATAGGAGCTGTTAAAACTAGTTTTAATAAATCTGAAGGTGTTGTTATAGATTATGTAAATCCTGCTAATATGGTTTGGTCATATACTAATGACCCAAATTTTCAAGATATATATTATGTAGGTGAAATAAAATCAATAACTCTTGCTGAATTAAAAAAGGAATTTCCTAATTTAACTAATGAAGATTTAAAAATGATTCAAAAATATCCTGGTATAGAAGGATATCAAAAAGGACCTTACAATAATGATTTAGTACAAATTATGTATTTTGAATACAAAACTTATATAGATCAAGTATTTAAATTAAAGCATACAGAACAAGGATTAGAAAAAGCATTAGAAAAACCTGACTTTTTTAACCCACCACCAAGTGATAATTTTGATAGAGTTTCAAGATCAATTGAAGTATTATTTAGCGGTGCTAAAGTTTTAGGTGTAGAGCAAATGTTAAGATGGGAAATGGCAACTAATATGACCAGACCTAAAAGTGATTTAACAAAAGTTAACATGAACTATAACATTGTAGCTCCTCATATGTATCAAGGTAGAATTGATTCATTAGTAAATCGTATTACAGGATTTGCTGATATGATTCAATTAACATCTTTAAAATTACAACAAGTAATTGCAAGAATGGTACCAGATGGTGTATTTGTAGATGTGGATGGTTTAGCAGAAGTTGATTTAGGTAATGGTACTAATTACAATCCGCAAGAAGCTTTAAACATGTACTTCCAAACAGGTAGTATAGTTGGTAGATCTTTAACTCAAGATGGCGATCCAAATAGAGGTAAAGTACCTATTCAAGAATTACAAACATCGAGCGCCAACGGTAAAATAGCTTCTTTAATTAATACTTATCAGTATTATTTACAAATGATAAGAGATGTTACTGGCCTTAATGAAGCAAGAGATGGTAGTATGCCAGATAAAGATGCTTTAGTTGGTTTACAAAAAATGGCGGCTAATGCTTCAAATACGGCTACTAAACACATTTTAAATGCTGCACTATATTTAACTGTAAAAACTTGTGAAAATATATCACTTAGAGTTTCAGATATGTTAGATTTTGAATTAACTAATGATTCATTAAAAGCAAGTATAGGTAAATTTAATGTAGCAACTTTAAAAGAAATAGATAATTTACATCTTTATGACTTTGGTGTATTTTTAGAATTAGAACCAGAGGAAGAAGAAAAAGCTATGCTTGAACAAAATATTCAAATGGCTTTACAGCAAAATCAAATATTTCTTGAAGATGCTATTGACATTAGAGAAATTAAAAATTTACAATTAGCTAATCAAGTTTTAAAATATAAGAGAATGAAAAAACAGCAAGCTGACCAGCAAGCTCAGATGGCTAATATTCAAGCTCAAGCAGATTCTAATGCTGAAGCAGCAGAAAGAGCAGCAATGTCTGATGTTCAAAAAGCTGAAGCCCTTAACGAAACTAATGTTCAATTTGAAAAAGCTAAAGCTGATTTTGAAATTCAAAAAATGCAAACAGCTGCTGAAATTGAAAGAGAACAAATGGCTCAGCAATTTGAATATGATCTTAAACTTAAGCAGGCTGAACTTACTGCACAAAAAGCTAAAGAAAAAGAAATAGAAGATAGAAAAGACGAAAGAACAAGAATACAAGCAACACAACAATCTCAAATGATAAATCAAAGAAAAAATGATTTATTGCCAACAGATTTTGAACAACAAAATTTAGGAATAGACGAAATATCCTAAAATTATTAATTATTATTATATTATATTATGTCAGAAACAAAAGAAAAAGCTGGAAAGCTTAAGGTTAAAAAACCTAAAAAACTAGTAAAAAATGATGAACCTATAAAAGTAGATTTATCAAAACCAGTTGAAAAAACTGAAGAAAAAGTAGAACAACAAGATGCCATTCAAGAGCCAAAAACAGAAACAATACCTGATGATAAACCATCCGGAGATATACCGGAGGTGGAAGTTAAAGGAGGAGAATCCGATAAAGAGCCCAATGCCCCTGTTGAATCTAAAGAAGAAGAAAAAGAAGAAAAACCGATAATAGAAGAAGTAGTAGAAGAGCCTGAAAAGGAAGAAGAAAAAGAAGAAGTTATTGAAATCGGTGAGAAAATGGTACAAGAGTCTAACAGACCAACGGCTGTTATATCTGATGAAGTACCAAAAGAAAATATACCTACGTTACCAGAAAATATTATTAAAGTTGTAGACTTTATGAATGAAACTGGTGGAACATTAGAAGATTATGTAAGATTAAATCATGATTATTCAAACGTAGACAATGATACTTTATTAAGAGAGTATTATAAGCAAACGAAATCACATTTAAATTCTGAAGAAATTAACTTTTTAATTGAAGATAATTTTTCTTGGGATGAGGATGTAGATGAACCGCGAGAAGTGCGTAAAGCACAACTTGCATACAAAGAAGAGGTTGCAAAAGCTAAACAGCATTTAGAAGGCTTGAAAAACCAATATTACCAGGAAATTAC